AAAATGAGTGAAAAATTTAAAAGTTTCAAATCTGAGTTAAAACAGTTAATGGAAAAGTATGGTGATACTTGTATTACATGCGAGTTGAGTGGAGAGGGATTTGGTCTTAAAGGTCAAGGTTGTTGGGGAGCCGGGTTGGGAGTTAATGTGGAAATGAGATTATCAATTACTGGTGAAGATGGTCACATAGAAGAACACGTTATGGAAGAAGGTCAGTCTTGGTTAAGTGCAGAAGAATTAAAAAAAACATTATTTAGGCTTACAATACAATCAATATGAATACTATGGAAAAGCAGAAGCAAGTGTAGTTCACATTGCAAGGAGAGACATGTAAGAGTATTTAAAACCAAAAAGAAAAGCAGAACGAGAGTTTTACAATGATAATAAATGGGGATTTACTATTGGTATTGAATATTCACCAATCCTTTGGACTCTTGGGTGGAATAATGGTTTTACCAAAGGTAGTTCTAGGTATGAAAGTTACATAGTTGGAATGAAAGATGTTAATACCAAAGAAACTCGTAGGTTGAATGCCGAATTAGGGTTACGTAATATTAATATGAAACACTCAAAATAAGTATTTTAATAAAAATATTTTAATATTTAGATTAAAGGGTAATTGTATTATGAAACAACTTGGCGATATAGTATATGAATTAGTTGATAATTTAATAGAACATATTGATACATTAAATCATAAATCTACAGATTTAGAAAATAGTATATTGAATGATGATAATGAAGCCAGTATACTTTTTAAAAAAGGTTTGATAAAGGTTTATAAAGATGAGGCTAATACGTTAGCTTGTTTATTAAAAGAAATTATGAATGAGTTTATAGTTAATCACATTCAATCAAATAGTAAAGATTATAGTTCTTAGAAATATGGGGATGACTGGAATTGACATGATGATGGCAATAGTAAGTTCAGTAAGGGTGATGACCTACATCAACCGTTTAAGTGGAAACACTTCTCTTGCGATGGCTGCCTAGTAGGTAAGTAACGCGCACCATACTACTGAGTATGCTTGTAGGTGGGTTAGGTGTAAAAGGAAGCAGATGGTATGATAAGGTAATGATAGAAAACCGCCAAACACCCTATTGTTTGTAAATCCTATCAGTTTTGGAAGTTTAGAAAAACTTATCCTATGATACTGTAAAATGCTTATTATGAAAACATAAATGGACGTGGGTTCGACTCCCACCATCTCCACAAAAGTGCAGGATAGAGCAGCGGTAGCTCACAAGGCTCATAACCTTGAGGTCGAGGGTTCGATTCCCTCTCCTGCCACAATTGTTAATAAAAACAAATGCATATGAATTGGGATAGTATAGATTTAACAACAAAAATTAAATGGTTGGGACGACTGATGAGTAATTGCACAGAGGGTACTTTTGAAACCCAAGATTCCCACATAGTTCGAGCTCTTATTACTGGTTCTGAAAATGCATATACACATGAAGATTTAAGATTTGATATGAAAAATGGTCATTGGAAGTTTTTAAGATATACTTGGGAAACTGCTATTAAGAACCAAAAAAACAATGATGTAATATCTCAGATTAAAAACCGCTACAAATATAAATAATCCAACCAAAAAAACTTTAACAAAATCTTAACATATTAAATTAGGAATTTCAACTGGAATTTCGTATCTTTAAGTATAGGAAGTGGGGAAGTTGTGAGATGAGGGGATTCTTAAAAATTAAAAATTGAAAAATGAAACAGATTATATTAACAGCGGGTTTACCAGGTGCAGGGAAAACTACAACATTGAAAAAATCCGAGTATAAGGATTTTCCAGTCGTTGACCCAGATGAGGTCAAAAAAACTCTACCGGGTTATGACCCCAAAAATCCACATTTGGTTCATGCAGAATCATTGAAGATTGCAAGGGAAACTCATTTGATGTTTCTTGCAATGGGTACATCTTTTGTAGTAGATGGTACTGGTACTAATGTTGAAAAATACATTGGTTGGATAAACGAGGCTAAAGAATTGGAGTATGAGGTGGTGTTACTCTACATAAAAGTAAAAGTTGCCACAAGTCTCGAACGAAATGCTCAACGAGAGCGACAAGTCAAAGTAAGTGTTATCAGAGAAAAGGCGTTGGTGATAAACCAAAGTACAAAACTACTTGGTTCATTATGTGATAAGTTCATAACGGTTGAAAATGATTAACCGTTATTTAGAATCATTATGTATTAAAAAAACTTATCAAAAAATTTTGAATTGTCACCGGAATTTCGTATCTTTATATTGTAGGAAGTGGGGGAGTTGTGAGATGGGGGGAGTTATTCATTAAAAGTTAAAAATTAAATTATGACAAAAAACAAATATTCTAGTTACTGGATTGATTCTGATTTCTTCAATCCAAATACAGTTCACGATGACGATAATTCAAAAAAGTCATCTGATTTAATGGCGTTATCCTCGTATAAACGAGCGATATCTAATTTTGTTAATATCGTAACAAACAAAAATATAGATGTCAAATTTCGGACAAGTGGTGATTCCTATACAGATGGGAACACTGTTACTATTTCAAGTAAGATTAATGAATCGGATTTTGACCCAATCGTTGGATTGGCTCTTCACGAAGGTTCTCATATTAAACTTACTGATTTTAGTATTTTGAAAAGATTGATGGCTGATGATTTTGAATATCCTATTGATGGTAACTATTTGAAATCAATAAACAAAAAGTATGGTTCAACGGTTGACCATTTTGCTAATTACTACATAAGAGGTAAGGTTAAAGATTTGGTAAATGTAATTGAGGATAGAAGAATTGATTATTACATATACACTACTTCTCCTGGGTATAAAGGGTATTACCACTCAATGTACAAAAAATATTTCCATTCAAAAATAATTGATAAAGGATTGAAATCCTCTGAACATCGTACTGATGATTGGGAATCTTACTTGTTTCGTATTATCAATATCACAAATGAAAATCGTGATTTAGATGCTCTTCCAAAACTTAGAGAAGTTTGGAATCTAATTGATATTAGAAACATTGGTAGATTAAAAAATACTACTGAAGTATACAAAATGGCTTGTGAAATTTTCAAAATTGTTGAAGATTCATTACCAACACCCGAGAAAAGTGATAAAGACGAAAACGAAGGTGAAGGTGGTGGTGGTGAAGGTGGTGATGGTACTAATGATTCTGAATCTGATGATTCTAATGGTGGTGGTACTGATGGTTTTCAAAATACTAGTGATGATTCCAATAGTGAAAGTGGTGAAAACAAACAAGATTCTATGGGTGAGGATGATTCCAAAGGTGACGCTGAAGGGAATGATTCAAAAACCAACAAAGGTGATGGTGAGTTATCGCCAAGACAAAAGAAAATGTTAGAAAACGCCATTAAGAAACAAAAGAAATTCCAAGATGGTGATATCTCTAAAAAAAGAGTTTCTAACGCTGATAATAAAAAAATAGATGTATTATCAAACGCCGGGATTGAATCCAAGATGGCGGGTGAGGGTTATGAATCTAATAGTTATTGGCATAAAAACAAAAAAACTGCAGTTATTGTAGTTCGTAAGTTTACAAAACAATTGATAGAATCTGATATTTTGGATATAACTACTAACTACAAGTGGGGGTTTGAAAAAAATGAGGAAGCAGTATCCAAAGGTATTCAGTTGGGAACTATGTTAGGTCGTAGATTAAAAGTTAGGTCTGAGGAACGTTCTTTGACTACACCACGAATGAAAAGTGGTAAAATATCACCAAGACTGATACACGAATTGGGAATGGGTAATACTCAAATATTTGACCATACTATTATTAATAGACATAAACCAACTTTGATTCATATTTCAATAGATGCAAGTTCATCAATGGGTGGAACACTATGGTTGAACTCACAAAGTTCAGCGATTGCAATTGCAAAAGCCGCTTCAATGACAAACAATATGGATGTTGTTATATCATATAGAGGTACTAAATGTGACAATCGTACAGTTAATCCACTTGTATTGATAGCGTATGATTCAAGAGTTGATAAGTTTTCAAAAATACCACAGTTGTTCAAACATATCAGACCGAGTGGTTGTACACCAGAGGGGTTATGTTTTGAAGCTATCATGGATGAGTTATCAAGTGTAAATAGAAATACAGATACATTCTTTATTAACTTCTCAGATGGTTATCCTGGATTTAGTAATTCAGATATAGATTATGGTGGACTTCCCGCTGTTGAACATACAGCAAAACAAGTTAAGAAAATCGTTAAATCCGGAGTTAAAGTTTTATCTTACTTCCTACATGGTGAATATTCTAGAGGTGGTGGTGAAAACTTCAAAAGAATGTATGGTAAATCTGCTAAGGATGTTGATGTTACCAATTTATTACAATTAACTAAAACCTTGAATAAATTGTTTGAATAATGAAAAAAAAGTCAAGTGTAACTTTAACGTTTCCTTAACAAAACCTTAACATATTACATTTGACTTTCTCACTGGAATTTCGTATCTTTATATTGTAGGAAGTGGGGAAGTTGTGAGATGAGAAAAAATAATTAGTTAAAACATTGAAAATTAATAGTTAAACATTTAAAATTTTATATATTATGGCAAAATCACAGAAGTTTGTATTTTTGAAAGTTGAAAGATTGGACAACAGAGATTTAATTCTTGTTGATTCAGTTGGAAACAAATTTATCATTCCTGAGATGAATGATAAAAGTACGTCACTCTATAAACGTGGAGTGGCAGCGGCTAACGCTCCGCATAAATGGTGTTTTAAAGTTAGGGTTTGTGGGAATCTCACAGATGGGATAATTAAGGTTAACCGAGTTCCCGCTGAAAAGTTTAATGAGGCAGAACCCGTTACTAATTTTAATAAACCAAATGGTGGAATTGAAAAATGGAGAATGGGTAATACTAATACATCAAACAAAAAAGTAGAATCAGTCGCAGCTCCGGTTGGTGAGGAATTTATGAATTTTATTCATACTGAGGCAAAAGACCTCAAACCACGAATGTTGTTTATGACAGAATTGAAATGGAAATATCTTATCCGTAACATATTACGTGGTAAAAATATTATGATGACTGGACCAAGTGGTTGTGGAAAAACAATGGCGGCTAAAGCGGCTGCAAATTCCATTGAGGGTTACAATATGGAAATCTTCAACTTAGGTTCTACTCAAGACCCTCGTATAACACTGATTGGAAACACTCAGTTTGATACTAAAAAAGGAACGGTGTTCAACCAAAGTCCTTTTGTGAAAGCGATTCAAACTCCGAATATGGTTGTTGTTCTTGATGAACTTTCAAGGGCTCACCCAGAGGCTCACAATATTCTTATGAGTGTCTTGGATGATGGTCAAAGATATTTGAGAATTGATGAGGCTAGTGATTCACCAATAATCAAAGTAGCAGAGGGTGTTTCCTTTATCGCTTCCGCCAACATAGGAAATGAATATACTGCAACTCGTCAATTGGATAGAGCTATCGTTGATAGGTTCACTATCATAGAAATGGATACTCTTACCATGGAAGAGGAAACTAAACTACTTAATATGATGTATCCATCAGTTGATGAAGAGGTTTTAGAAAATGTGGCTGAAATTACTTCAATGACTAGAGGTGAGGTTAAAAAAGATGTTCCAAAACTAACGAATAGTATTTCAACTCGTTCCGCTGTTGAGATTGGTTCATTACTTTATGATGGGTTCTCATTAGAAGAAGCTGCAGAAATTACAATTTATCCTTTGTTTGATGAAAGTGGTGGGGCTGAATCTGAAAGAACATACATTAAACAATATGTTCAAAAGTTTGTTTCATCACCTGAAAATGATGATTTATTTAATACTGAAAATGACGATTTAACAAATCCGTTTAATACCTAAATGTTTTAACTATTGGTAATCCTCTAAATGGGGGGTTACCTTTTTAAACAATATCTATATTTATGATTTGATAATCATAGATATTTTATTACAGGCTTGAATTTACTAATTTTATAAAAAAGGATTTAAACAATGAATGAAAATCTAACAAAAGAAGAACAAGTTGCTTTAGAAAAGGCGATTGATGATGCCGAAAAGGTATATTATGAAAATGCTGATTCATGGACTGAAATGGATGAGGATTACTTTAACGCGTTAAGGGAAGAGTATAATAAAACCGAGGATGAAATAGGCCCACGGAAATTTAAATCATTTATCCATAGCGAGTTACCATTATATATACTGATTTTTCCGGCCGGAAGGCAACACAATGGTGAAACTATGGTACAATACTACCATACTATAACAGAGGATTTAGAAGTAGGTACTTGTAATGGTTCTTACAAATTGATTACAGAAACAGAATTATTTGAAAAATTTAATATTAAATACAATAAATAAAAGGGAACGATGGCGTATTACATTACAAAAGTTAAGATTATTACTACCGATGACAAAGGTAGACAGAAGAAAAGTGTAGAACAATATTTAGTAAAAGCAGTTTCGGTAACAGATGCAGAAACTAAAATCCACGAAGAATTTAAAAATGATTCAATAGATTTTGAAGTCACAGCTGTAGTTGAAATTAAAATTGTAAAAGTAATTAATTAGGGGATGGTAATGGAGTTCACAACAGGTTCTATGATTATCATATCAGCTTTTAAAAAATTTAAAGTAGGTAAGATTTTAGAAAAATCAATATCCAAAAATGGAATGGTCTATATGGTGAAAGCTGAAGATGGTAAGGTTTATGAAAATATATGCATAGACGCTAAGAAAAATACTGTATTTATACATTCAAGTTTTACTAATTCATTTTTAAAATCTAAAAAAAATGGAAAATAGAAGAGCTCAAGAAAAAATAAATGAACTACGCCGGAGAATACGTTCTCATATGAGGGAACATAATTCAATAGTGAGTAAAGAAGGTTGGGAAGCTGGTAGTGATAAACGAAAAATGATGTCAAATTTAAATCAAGAAATATTTAAAATAAACTGCAATTATGGAGATAAGTAAAAACAAGTTTACACGACTTAAAAAGAAAGTTTTGGATAGATACCCAAACGCAAAAATTAAGGTCAATAATGGGGGTAAATTTTACGTTTCAGATGGTACTGGGAATGAATTAGAATCTGAATACATGGTGCCGCCACAGAAAACCATAAAGATGGCATGGTATTGGTTGAGTCAAATCATAAAGACTAACCAAAACATACAAAGAACACATCCAAATAGAATGGACTTGACTGTATTTGAACGGAAGTTTAATAGAATAGCTAGACGAAACAGGAAGAAATAATTCGGTTTAACCGAATATACTTTTATATTTATTTTAAACATTAGATAACACAATAAATTAACTATGAGAAAAAAATCATTTAAAGGTTCGGTCAATCATTCATTGGCTATGTCACGAGAAAGTAGAGAACGTCAAAAAAAATTAGGAGACAGTTATTCAAGTATTGATTTTGAATTTACCAATGGAATTAATGAATTCAACTATAAAGACAAAAGTATTCCAATTGGAAATTTAAAAGTAGGAGATAGGAAACTTAATTTAACGGTTGCTGAATGTAATCGGGTAATATCTACCCTAGAAGATGCAATTGCAGCTCACCGCAAGAAAATTAAATTAGGACTATACTAAACTTAAACGTATGCGACCAATTAAACCATCTAAATTATTTGAAGCATTAGGTATAGGTGACCCTGATATGGAAACTGCACGAGAGTGGGTTACTTATAAACGATTTGAAGAGGCTGTCCCCGATTTACTAACACTTGAAGAATTTGTGACTTGTATCTATAAAAAAGTAGTTAGTGATGATTCCAAACCACACCGGTGGTTTTCAGAAAGATACCTTACTACAGAATATTTTCATACCGATATTGATGCTACACGGGAATACATAAGTGAATTTCTTAATAATATGCTTGTATTACAACAACGTATTGATAGAGTAAAATATAAACATTTAGTAGAATTTATAAGATTGGTAGTGGTACATTTAGGCTCAGAAAAAAAAGTATTGCCTAAACAAGTTTTAGAGTTTTTAAACAAAATACATAAGACAAAAGGAAATTTAGATGATACTTATAAATAAGTAATATGGATAAGATACCAGAACCATATAGAAGTAGAATTAATGAAATCTTAAAATCATCCAACGATACTATTAAGATACTTCATGACTTAAAAATATATCTACTGAATGAAGGTTACTTTAGAGAATTAACCACAGACCCCGCTTGGTTAGCTAATGAAATCTATAAACAGTCTCTAAAAAATCGGAGGGCTAAAAATGACTAATTACGATTACTGGGATAATGATGAATTCAAATTCTTTAATACATTATCAGATAATGATAAATTACTTTATATTTATGATTTAATGATAAGTGAATTTACTGATGATTATGAGTTTGATTATAAAACTGAATACAATAACGATGTTGAAAATGATGCTAAGCAATTTGTCGCTGTCAGCTTAAACAACGGGCGTGTTAAAATAGCAGGGCCGAGTCTTGAGGTGGTGCACAAAATATCAAATTTGATGATGGTAAATGGTATGATATTTACAGACTCAGATATTGATATTGATGACGATGATAATGTAATATTGTCATTTGCAATTGTAGGAAAGTCACATCCATTATCATTAAACTGACAATTTGTCATGTTTTTCACATCGGTACATATTTTGATTATACTATATATATAATATTATTTACTAACAATTTTAAAAAAAGAATTTATGCTTACATTAACACCTTACAACGATTTTTTCAATGATGCGTTTGATACAATTTTAACACGCTCAAAACAAATACCTAGCTACACAGTGGAAAATGATGAACTCATTATGAGTTTTGATGTTCCTGGTTTCTCTAAAAAAGACCTGAATATAAGTGTAGAAGATTGTATAATACACATTAAAGGTAATACCGACACCCGTGAAATTTCAAAAACATTCAGGGTTGGTACTGAGTGGGATTTATCAAAAACCAATGCTACCGTAGAAAGTGGTGTATTAAATATCACTGTTCCAAAATTTGAAGAAAGAAAAAAGAAATTTATTGAAATTAAAGTTAAGTAATGTTTTGCAAAGAAGTTGTGACTGTACGAGATTCGTTATATTTGGTAATACGAAAGATTAAGATTGAAAGTAAGCCAATAGTGCAAACATGGAAGGAACATCTTAGGGCTGATATAGTGTTTAAGAAAGAACCATATTATTATTTTTGTAAATTAATTGATGAGATTATCCCTGAGGAAGTTGTATCAGTACAAGATTAGATTTAACATTATTTTAACAGAAGGAGGCTTAATAAGCTTCCTTTTTTTTATTAGTTAAGTAGTATTTAGCTACTTGGCAGAGAATCCGGGTAAGGTTTATGATGTTTGGAAATTACTTTCTTTTATTATATTTATTAGTATCAATGGGGTTGTTTTACAACTCCATTACTCCTTTAAAAAGAAATAATTTATTATAAATACAGTTTCAGGATTTAATAAAACTAAAAATCGGTAAAAAAAATGAAAAAATATTTAAATAAAAAAACTGGATTTATTTTATTGATGATTATCAGTACATTTGGACTTGTAGGTTCAGCCGCTTACTATTCGGTACTTGGGTTAAGTTCGTTATTTGCAGGAGCTTCATTCGCAGTAATAATCATGGCAGGTACATTAGAATTTTCTAAAATAATAGTAGCATCGTATTTACATAATCATTGGAAAATCGCGGGTTGGATGAAATATTATCTTACCGTAGCCGTAGCCATTTTAATGATAATAACATCAGTGGGCATATATGGATTCTTAACATCAGCTTATCAGAAAACATCTGATAAATTAGCTATAATTGATAAACAAGTACAAGTTATTGAATTAAAAAAAGATAGATTCCAAGAACAACTTGGTGGGTATGTTACAGAAAAGGAACAACTAAACACATCAATATCGGAATTATCAAAAGGTTTATCAAACAATGTAATTCAGTACAAAGACAGAGAAACTGGTCAAATAATCACTACAACATCATCATCAACTCGTAGAGTATTGGTAAAACAATTGGATGATTCAAAAGAACAACGTAATTTAATATCACAAAAAATAGAAGTGATTACAGATTCAATAACATCATTGGAATTGAAAATATTAGATTTAGAATCAAATAACGAATTAGCTGCCGATGTAGGCCCGTTAAGATACCTTTCAAAGATTACAGGTAAATCAATGGATATAATTGTTAATTGGTTTACATTAGCAATCGTATTTGTATTTGACCCGTTAGCAATAGCAATGGTTATAGCGTTAAATAAACTAATTAATGGCCCACCCAAACCACTTGAATCAGAAGTTAAGGTAGCTCCCAAAGAAGAAGAAATCATAGTGGTAAAGAAGGTTGATAAAGTAAAACCTAAAAAGAATGTTAAAAAAGAAGAACCACCAAAACCAACAAAAAATATATACGGAGAACCTACTAGAAAAAAATATAGCGACGGGGATAATGCAAATACTGGTAAATAAATTTGGATTATTCAAATATTTTTTGTATATTAGTTAAAACAAAACAAAACAGTTATATTTTATGAGTGATTTATATAATGAAAACAGAACAAGTTCTACAAACACAGAAGTATCATACACAGAAACCAATTCAGCTGAAAAGGAAAAATATTTTCAAGAGTTTAGAGAATTTGATTACGGTATTGATATTAAGGATAATATAATAATAATACAAGATGTAATTCAATCAGGTCAATTATTTGATTTTGTTTCAAAAGTTAGGTTATTAAAAAAAATAAACCCTAACCTAAAAACGATTACGTTACTATTGAATTCATCAGGTGGGGATGTTGTTGAAACACTGGGTTTAATAGATTACATAAGAAGTTTAAGAGACAGTGAAAACATCAAAGTTAATATTGTATGTAGAGGAATGGCTATGTCAGCTGCAGCAATGTTACTTGCATCAGGTACTGGTATTAGAGTAGCATCAAAACATTCTAAAATTATGGTTCATCAACTTTCATCATATGCTGGGGGTAAATTGGGTGATTTAAAATCCAATGCTAAATTCGCAGAACAATTGGAAGATGATTGTAATTGTATTTTGGAAGAATGTACAAATAAAAATAAAAGTTGGTGGCAAGATATTCAACAAAATGATTACTTCTTGTCATCACATGACGCATTAGAATTAGGTATAATAGATAAAATTATTTAAATTATGAAGATGAATTACAAACCTTTAGGGGATAGAGTCGTAATAGAGATAGTAAAACGACATGATGAAAAAACAAAAGGTGGGTTATATAAACCATCTGGCTCTGAAACAACAATGTTAGGAGAAGTAATAGCAATTGGTGGTGGGTTATTTACTCACACCGGTGACAGGATACCAATGAGTGTAACTGTTGGAGACATGGTACTATTAGAGGGTACTGGATTTAAACACAAAAATGGTGGTAAGACATACCACATTTATAGAGAGAGTGAGTTATTAGCAATATTAAATGAAAACGTAACTGATTGATACTCAGTTAGTTACACTATCACTATCATCGCAACACATTGATAATCAATTAGTTAACAATAATAAATAAAAGTTATGATACACATTTTAGATGAAAATCAAATTCAAGACAATTACAATAAGTTCAGAAAATTAATCAATCAAACATTTACTGGACAACGACTAGAATCGTTAAACAAGATGTACGATACATTAGAGGATAGAATCGTACTAACACCCGCGTCATCAATGGAGCATTTTCATAATGCATTCGCAGGAGGTTACATTGACCACGTTCTTCGTGTAACACGTAACGCTATTAAGTTATATGAATTATATAATGAAGTTGGTATAGGATTTGGTGAGTTCACAAGAGAAACAGTAATTTTCACAGCCATTCACCACGATTTAGGTAAAGTGGGTAATGAGACAAATAGTTGGTATATACCAAACGATTCACAATGGCATATAGAAAATCAAGGTAAGATTTACAAATCAAATGATGATATGAACTTTATGAATATTAATGGTAGAACATTTTATATGTTAAACCACTATGGCATTAAAGTTGAAGAAATTGAATGGTTGGGGATTCAACTTACAGATGGCATATATGATGAAGCTAACAAAGAGTATTATATGTCATATGCTCCTGGTAAAGCACTTAAAACATCATTTCCATATCTTATGCACCAAGCTGATGTTATGGCAACACGATATGAATATGAAAGATGGTTACGTTCAAAAAAGCCTAAACTATCAAATAAAAACGTTGGTGGAAGACCTACAAAAAAACAAAAATTAGAAAATATAAAAATGCCAGAAAAACTTGATTTCAAATCTATTTTTGGTGAAGTAAATGAGAAATAGTTATGGAATATGTTATAATAACATTAATAATCGTAATAATATTGTTGATATACGGTATTCATAATTTAATGATAAAGTATGAAACATTAGAGGATGAAGTATTAGAATCTGATACATTCATAGAAACCATAATCACACCCATTCAGAAAGCATATCTTAGAATGAAAGCAATAGATAGAATAGGTTCTTTTGAATCTGATGATGAAACTGGTTTCATTTTTGAAGAAATAAAATCAACAATGGAATTACTAAACAAAAGGTTTAATTTAGATGGCACGGAAGAGAAAGAATAAAAGGTATTTTACTAGCATTACCGAAATGGCTATAAACGCGTACAACACTTGTGACGACCAACGTTTAAAAAATAAAATCTACAATAGGTTTATACATTATCCATTTGACAAGTTAGCAGAAAATGTGATACATACATATAAAACATATTACTTTGATGTACCCTATGTAGATGTAAAAGCTAGTGTTGTTGCATTTTTGAATGAAAAAATCCATAAATTCAATGGTGGTAAGGGTAAAGCATTTTCTTATTTTACAGTAGTAGCTAGAAATTATTTATTTAATGAGAATAATGCTAACTACGCTAGAATGAAATCCAGAGATGATGTATCAAAAATAGATACTTCAAGAAACATAACAAATGAAGTGGAACACCAAAGTATCAGAGAATCAAAATCCGATTTCATGGACCAGTATGTTAGATATGTGGATTTACATTTATATGATTTATTCGCAAAAGACAGAGATAGAGCAATCGCAGACAGTATAAATGAACTATTCAGAAAACGAGCAGATTTGTATTCATACAATAAGAAAGCGCTTTACATACTTATTAGAGAGAGAACTGGTGTTCATACACAATATATTACAAAAGTCGTTGGTAAAATGAAAAAACTTTATGTAGAATTATATATAGAATATAATAAAGGTGGATATTTACCACTTGACTACACGTTAAATGAATACAATGGATAAAGATACACAACTATTTAAAGGTAAATCATTTTCAGACATAATGGCTGATATCTATACTAATTCAAAAAAGAAAGATAGACAATTGAAATTACTAATAGCTCAATTAGAACCATTAGTAAAAGATATTAATGATGCTACGGTAGTAGTTCCCTTAATTAAGGAATATATGGAAGTCGCAGTTAGGAATGATGAACAGATAGTTAAACTAGCCGCAATCATACAGAGAATGATGAAAGATGTAAATTCAGGAGACACAGATGGTGGTTTTGGATTATCGGAGGATGAGAAACGGCAATTATTAGAAAATGCAAAAGAGATTGATGATAAAATTGATTCTCTTAAAAATGATGGAGATGATGAATGAGTGTAGTGAAAACTGGTGAGGTATTTGATGTAATATTAACAGATGATAATTTATATGCTATAAAAGTTATACTAAATGAAAGTGGTGGTTCAACAAAATTAGCGTTTCCATTAGACACTAGCATAAAACGAATACCATTAAAAGGTGAAATAGTTTTACTATACTCATCAATAAGTGTTGACGCTAGTAACGGCCCTCGTGGTTCACAATTGTATTATGGTAATCCAATCCCAATGCACCAATCACCAAATAATAATGCAGCACCAATGGTACTAGTACCAAAACCACAATCTGGTGGATTAGGTGGTTCTGTTGGGGAAATGATAGCGATATCAATGGGAAATGGAACTCCAAGTAATACTGATGACACTAAACACGATTTAGGGGAAGGTTTCACAGAAGATTCAACCATAAGCCCATTACAACCTTTTCTTGGAGATGTTCTAATAGAAGGTAGATTCGGCCATTCTCTTAGATTTGGATATACACCACAAACAAGTCAAACCACTAAAAATCCATCTTGGTCATCAAATAACGATTCAGACCCAATAACTATATTATCAAATGGTAGAGGTACACTTGGTGATAATAACAAATTTATCATAGAAGACATTGACGATGATAAGTCATCAATATGGTTAACATCATCACAAAAGGTAAGATTAAAAACATCACAAAAAAATATAGGTACTGGTGTAAAAAATCAATCTGAATATAAAGACCCATCTATACTAATAACATCAAATAGAATACTTCTAAATTCTAAAAAAGAACGTATAATACTTAGTAGTGCTGAATCCGTAAACGTTGCAACACCCAATTGGGCAATGGATTTAGATAAGTTATTTACTGAAATCCAAAATTTAGTTGATAACGTAATAAAATTAAATGAGAATGTAGAGAAAGCACATGACGAGTATGGTGCAATTGCAGAAGCTGCAGCTGCCATGACACATACATCGGGTATGGTAGGTTCACCAACAGGCCCACCTATTAATATAGCGTCTTTTTTGATGTCCAAAATAAAATCTGTGTCTAACAAAACACAAAGTACACAAATTAAAGAGACAATAAAACAAATACAATCTAAAATCAAACAAATGGAACAATAACAAAACCAAACATTTTAATATTTATATAAAAAATGATTATAATATGAAAGCAAGACAATTATCTAAGTTAGTAGAGGCAATAGTTAGAAAGGTTATTAGAGAAGAGTTAAAACCAATTATAATGGAGCTTAACGAAAATAAACGAACTAAAACTAAAAAAACTATTACTAAGAAAACTAAAAAGAAAGTTGACCCATTTGATGTATCTAATGTATTAAACGAACATAGAGTAAAATCCAAACCCAAAATGAAGTTTGCAAAAGACTCTATGATTAATCAGTTATTAACAGAAACATATGATAACGATGAATGGCGTGATATGAATGGTAGTAATTCGTTCACATCTCAGAATGCACAAGCATTTGGATACGGAAGTCAAACTACAACTCCAACTAACATGACCCCATCAGTTGACCCAGAGGGTAGACCTGTGAATGTTGACTTGGAAGGTACTGCAGTGGGAGCAGCATTGACAAGAGATTATTCAGCTTTAATGAAAAAACTAAATACTAAAAAGGGTGTATAACTAAATGGCAAAACCAACAAAAGGGATTTTTTATAATCCATTGGATTTAGATGATAATGTGGGTATTGGTGTAACCTTACCGTTTGGTAAACAAGGTGGTGGGTTCAAACTAAGTTATACAACAGCCGTACAAGCATTATCAAATCTAAAAAATTTATTATCAACACGTAAAGGTGAACGACACTTTCAACCCGATTTTGGTACAAATCTACCATCTTTATTATTTGAACCAATGAATGGTAAATTACAAACTCGTGTAGATGAGGTATTGAGAGAGGACATTGGTTTATGGTTACCTTACATAGTAATTGACAAGATAGAAACAGATTTAGATTACGATAGACATATGGTTAGAATAAATATGAGATTTAGAATTACCGAGCAAGGAGCTAACCAAGAATTAACATTTACAATAGACCCAGTTGGTTTAACTGCTATAGAATAACGGATATTTGATATGCCAAAAAATAATAAAAAATATGATTTAGTTCAAAAGGATGTTAGTTTAATTGGAAGGGATTTTGGACAATTCAGAAAAAATCTAATAGATTTTGCTAAAACCTACTACCCTAACACTTATAATGATTTTAATGAATCATCACCCGGTATGATGTTCATTGAAATGGCCTCATACGTTGGTGATGTATTATCATTTTATACAGATACACAATTAAGGGAATCACTACTAACAAATGCGGAAGAGAAGATAAATTTATTTAATCTTTCAGCGGCCTATGGTTATACCCCAAAGAATTATGTACCAGCTACAACAAACCTAGATGTATTCCAGTTAGTACCATCTATTGGAACTGGTGACAATGTTAAACCCGACATGAACTACGCTCTTAGGATAGCAGATGGGATGACAGTGGGTTCTTCTGAATTCGGAGAAGTAAACTTTACAACTACACAAGCTGTTGACTTTAACGTATCATCATCATTTGACCCCATGGAAGTTTCAGTTTATCAAATTGATAATACTACAAATACACCAACGTATTATCTTTTGAAGAAATCTGTTAAAGTATCAAGTGGTACTGTAAAAACAAAAACATTCACGTTTGGGTCACCACGTATATATGATAAGATAAAAATAACAGATGAAAGTATAATAAGAATAAAATCAATTACAGATAGTGACAACAATGACTGGACAAAAGTGCCGTATTTAGCACAAGATTTGGTATTTGAACAAGTTGAAAATAACTCCGACAATTCAGTAGATTTTTCATTATACAGTGATGACACACCATACTTACTACAACTAAAACGAGTTCCAAGACGATTTACAACAAGATTTGAAGATGAAAGTAACATAGTAATACAGTTTGGAGCTGGTATATCTTCAAATGCGGATGAAGAGATACTTCCAAACCCAGACAACGTGGGTTCTGCACTATATAATATAGTAGGGGGGTTAGACCAAGGTATTGACCCATCTAACTTTTTATATACAAAGACATATGGAGTTGCCCCATCAAATACAACACTAACTGTAAACTACGTGGTTGGTAACGGTGTTACGGATAATGTACCAGCAAAAGACCTAGTAAACATAACAAGTGTAACTTCAACGGTATCAAATGAAAGTACTTTAGATTCTGATTTACTTAGATTTGTTAGAAACTCTGTAGCGGTGACCAACCCAGAACCCGCACGTGGTGGTAGAAGTAAGGAAGGTGATGAAGAGATTAGACAGAATACTATGGCGTATTTTGGAGCACAAAATAGGTCAGTAACACGAGAAGATTATGTAATGAGATGTTACGCACTTCCAACACAATTTGGCTCTGTCGCAAAAGCATATGTAACAACGGACTTTCAGTTAGAGTTACCACCTGCGGGAAGTATTAACAACCCACAACCATCAGTTGAGATACCAAATCCGTTAGCATTGAATTTATATACATTGGGATATAACCATCAAAAGAAATTAACTCAATTAAATTCTGCAACTAAAAACAATCTTAAAAATTATATATCTTATTACCGTATATTAACAGATGCGGTTAATATTAAAGATGCATTTATTGTTAATATTGGTATTGATTTTGAAATTAGAGTTTTACCTAATTATAATTCAAATGAGGTTTTGTTGAGATGTATTGACACACTTAAAGATTATTTTAATATTGATAACTGGAGAATAAACGAACCAATCTATCTATCTAAAATATACGCCTTACTTGATAATATCACAGGTGTTCAGTCTGTAGTACGACCTGACACTAATGGAAATGGTGGATTAGAAATACATAATAAATTTAACGGAAGTTACGCTCCTAATAAGTATAGTATTAAAGGAGCAACTAAGAATGGTGTTATACATCCACCAAAAGACCCGTCTATATTTGAAATAAAATTCCCAGACGCAGATATACGAGGTCGTGTAATAACAGCCTCATTTTAAGGAGATATAAAAAATGATATATAGAATATACGGACAAAAAGATACTACTATTTATGAACCATCCACTCGTGTTCAACAAAATACCGGTGTAGATGAGATATTAGAAGTAACCAAGTTCTATGACGAATTAACTGAAGAAAACTTTGAAGGTAATAGTAGGGTATTGATTAAATTTGATATATCATCTATATCTGAATCCGTAGCGAGCGGGGATATTTCAGGTAGTATTAAATACTATCTAAACCTAATATCAACTGAACAAAATGAAGTTCAATCAGAATATGAATTACAAGTTTATCAAGTATCCCAAAGTTGGTCGGAAGGTATCGGTCAGTTCTATGATAATCCAATAACTAAATATGGAACATCTTGGCAATATAGAACTAATGATGATAAATGGACTACTGGGTCATTCACATCGGGTACTATTGGAACAAACGCATCTCAATCTGGTGGTGGAACTTGGTTTACTGCGTCAGCAAATAATACAACATATTCACAGACATTTAATAAAAGTACAAATGATTTAAAAGTAGAGGTAACTGAATATGTTAGTGATTGGATTACTGGTTCAAGAACAAATGATGGATTCATAGTAAAACGAACTGATTCACAAGAAACGGGTTCTGTAAGACATGGTTCATCTAAATTCTTTTCAAGTGAAACACATACTATATATGTACCAACATTGGAAGTTAGATGGGTTGATTCATCATTTGTTACAGGTTCATTACAAGAATTAACAGCAGAAAATATATTATTGTATTCCAAAACTCTGTTAGCAGAATATAAAGAACTGTCAAGAGCTAGAATTAGAATCGTTGGTAGAGAACGATACCCAACAAGAACATTTTCAACATCATCAGCTTATACAACTGTTAAGTATTTGCCTACAACGACATATTACCAAGTTAGAGATGTTGAAACAAATTTGGTTATAATACCATACGATACAACATATACAAAAGTCAGTTGTGATTCAACTGGTAATTATTTTGATTTTAGATTCAATACGTTACAACCTGAAAGGTTCTATCAATTTGAATTTAGAGTGGATAGAAGTAGTAGAAAAGAATTTTTTAATGGTTATGTATTTAAAGTAGTTAGATAATGGGAATAATAAAACGTAATAATTCTAAACAGATAATATCATACACAGATGGTGACTATGGTGAAGTAACTATATCAGGTGACACTACTGTATTTGATGTTGATGATTATAACCGTACAATAGATGGATTATCAGATGAGTTGTTAATGGATACTCCCGATACGACACCACGTATCGTTAGTAGTAACTTTGTAGATAAAGAACTTATATTCACTGAAGATGACTTGACTAAGGTAAGTATGAGACTAGCCGGAGCTGGTACTAATATTAAATGGCTAAAGCTCCCAGACTTTTTCACATTGATGCCATGGGGCAAAACACCAAGACATAAGATTATTTGGAACTTTGGATTAATGGCCGCAAGTGCACAATCACCAGGTGAGATACACGCATTATACCCATCAAATTTTATAGATGCCCATAAATACGATGTATACTATAGGCCACCACTAGAGATAGGAACACAGATTTATGGACAAGGTACTAATAATGAACCAATAAAACTACCTCAATATGTTGGTGATAATAATGCGTTTTTTGCAATAGAATCGTTTGACTTTAAAAAAGATACAAGATTAACCCCGAGTGGTTCTACAGATTTATCAGTTAGATTGGATTTCGCAAACCCACGGTTTTTACAACAATTCCACCACGATATGATAAACGCAAAGGATGTTCTCGTACCCCCATCACCATCTATGGCGGCCGCAGGAGTGGCGTTTAACGACCACGGCTTAAGTGCGTATAACAATACAGATTTTACTGGTGGTATAATTGAGGTTGACTCTGATGGTCAAGTGGTACAACTTTGGCGAATAGAAAAAGAATACACGGGTGGCACTCATTATTCCGGCCCGGGGGTATGGATTGATATAAAACCCAAACTACCATAAAAGAAGATATAAATGGCAATAGATAGATTTCAAGATGAAGACATATTAATAAATTCTAAGGTACCTGAAGAAAATGTACAAGTTTATTCTAGTTTGGATATTTCAAAAATGGGCCCTAAGACTGTACCATCTACACCACAATCAGATTCCATAACAGAAGTACATATATATTCAGCTGGAAACTTATTACAATCAAACACCCCAGTACCTTTAAAAACTATAAATGGTGATATAATACTTGACCCAGAGAATGATGTACGGCAATCAACTATAGAAAAGGGTTATTATAGTTTAGTATATAACTTTCTAACACCAGTATCTCCAACGGGTCTAAAAATAGAAAGAATATCAGGGGATGGCACTGAAATAGAATTATCAACAATAAACCCATTAACCTTAGCTGAACGAAATGCAATATTTTGGTTTGATGACGCTGAAGAAGTATTACCAGGATTCTACCCACATAAAGATAACTTAGTTTTAAATTTTGGAAATAACGAACTTGCTGTAATAACTGATATAAGTTATCATAACAACCCACGTATTGGTGAAGATACAGTATCAGTGGATTACCCAACAAGTTCATCCATCGATGGAGATGCTACGACATTCTACCCAGTACTCCAAGATACGGATGAAAATTTTTGGGTTGAGTTATATGACAATGGTACGGGTAAAGCTAATAAAACTACGGGAAGAGCAGCCAAATTCACAGCTGTCCGTAACACATCTGGTAATATAATACTACAACAAGAATTGGACAGTTTCGGAGACCCAAAGTTTTACAATAATGATGATACTGATGTAGAAAGTTTTTATAATATAAACCCAGATGAAATATTTAATGGAGATGAAGTTCCTGCGTTCGCAAAGGTAAGATATTATGACGCGGGGGTAAATCAAAATAGTATAAAAAATATTGTTGTAAAATTATATAAACCATTAAAAGCAAGTCTAGAGTCGTTAAACTGTAAAATTGATAGAGTAGTATGTGATTCTTATATTGAAAGAATATTAGTATATCCAACAGAAACCGTTGTTACCGTAGGTGATTTCTCACCACCAAATTGGAAAATTGATTCTGGTAATCATGGTAAATCACAAGGAACTGATTTAAAATCTTGGAATCAATTATTAGATGCGAACCTATCAACATCACAACAGATAATAAACAAATATATTAGTTCATCTTTTGGTGAGATGGATGTAAACATAGATTATTCAGAATTAGATAACTTTGTTCACTATTCATCCGCCGTAGAGAGAGTAAAAAACTTTAAATATAAAATTCAGTTAATAGAATCATATGACGCTAGAATCACCACCCTAAGCAGTGTTAGTGGTTCTCACGCTTTAACTAATATATCACAATCAATAGATAGAAAAAATGCAGTAATAAGTGGGTTTGATGGTTTTGAATATTGGATGTATTATGAATCTACGGGTTCTTTATATACACATTATAGTTCATCGGTATATCAAGTAACACCTTGGCCAAAAGAAACTGTATATCCATTAAAGTTAGAACATTCAACATCATCTACAGCAATAACATATTACAATAGTTTAATAGATACATCCACTACATATGATGTATTTAATGATTCAAGGCTAACAAAATCTATACCAATATCATTAGCAAGTGATACCTTGAACGCAGATTATGTTTTATTTGTTGATATGATTGGCCATCACTTTGATATTACTTGGAGTTATATTAAAAAATTAACAAGTCTAAGTGATAGAGAAGAACATCCACATGATGGTATTCCAAATGAATTACTGTATGATGTAGCTAAATCCGCCGGTTGGCAATTACAAAATGGTAAACAAGCCACTGAATTATGGAAATACGCAATAGGAAAAGACCAAAGTGGTAATCCAATTCAAAGTGGTTCATTAGCGTCTAAAGCAGATGAACAAATCAATTATGAAGTATGGAGAAGAATAGTAAACAACTTACCATATTTACTAAAAACAAAGGGAACAGCACGTTCAGTTAAAGCTCTTATAGCAACCTATGGTATACCACAATCCTTTTTAAACATAAAAGAATATGGTGGACCTGTAATAGAACCAGATGAAATTGTAGTTAGACCAATATACGAACATGACAAGTTTGTGTATATAGTAAAAATGGATGATACTAACAATTACATATCAGTACCTTGGGGTAATATAAATGATTTAAACCCAAACACCTATGTATTAGATACCACAAATCCAATAGATACCATTGAGTTACAATTTAAACATACTAACACTGGAAATAAACACGTATTATTAAGTAAAAGTGGAAGCGCATCAAATGCGGTAGATTTCTTGGTTTTATTAGAACCAACTGCATCTAAAGCAAATAGAGGTAATATACATCTTTATTTAAGTGGTAGTGGTGGTTATAAGTCAGCATCAATTAGTGATGTGCCAGTATTTGATAACAAGATGAGTAGTTTATTCTTAAAAAGAGATACATCGGTAAATGATATTCATCAAAACAATAGTTATACACTTCACTATCGTAGACAGAGAAATGGAGAAATAGCTGTTAGAGCATCGGCGAGTATATCTGTTAGTGGTAATGCTACTGCATCATTTAACCCAGCATGGACGGGTAGTGGAACATTTTTTGTTGGTAACGCTGATACTGGAAGTTCTACACTACCAAGTTTAGTTGGTTCATCAAATTATATAAATGGGTTCGTTCAAGAGATTAGATATTACACAGACCCATTAAATGATACGGCAATGGATGACCATACGTTATCAAGAATGTCTTATCATGGAAATTCACCAACTGCATCTTACTTTGATTTGAAGTTTAGATTTTTACCAAGTAGTGAATTAACAACAATAACAAGTCCAGATACCGTAGCATCAAAACACCCAAACCAGAATATAACAACTACATCAGCGGGTGCAGTATTATCAGCATCTATAGTTGGTGTGGCATCAGATAACTTAAATGGTGTAACTGATACATATTATACAAAAACTCCAAGTGTAGGCCCTAACAACATATCAAATAATAAAGTTAGAGTTGAGAGTAGTACCTTGAGTGGGATATTAGACCCAGACCACAAAAAAGAAAAATCAAGATATGATACAGCTCCAGTTGATACAAACAAACTTGGTGTATTTTTATCCGCTACGAATATGTACAATGAAGATGTTTTAAATCATACTGGGTTTTTTACAATTGATGACTATATAGGTAACCCAGATTCAAGAAATGGTTACCACGATACAAATGTGGAATTAGAACATCTACGTAGACAAGTATTTAAAAAATATAGTTCTAAAAATCTAATCAATACAGTTATTGACATTTTAACAAGATTTGACTTTACTGTATTCCAACAAATAAAACAAGTACTACCTGCAAGAGTAGATTATGATTATGGTATATTGATAGAACCACATATATTAGAACGACCAAAAGTAACATCAAATTTAAGTATTAGTTACACTAAGCCCCAATATAATACAACAATAAAAATAATAGATGGAATATCACCGACTGGTTCATATAATACATATAATGGTACAATATCATCAGATAATATCTATAACGTAACAGCATCAAGAGCGGATATCGTGAGTATAGGTAGTTCATCACTAACACCACA